GCTTGGTTTGTAACAACCAATCATTACATAATAATTATTATGAGAATGATAAGTTTGAAACAGCTACTTCTTCTAAGTAGTCAGCCGCATTACCAAGAGATGATGCTGTGTTTGATAATTCAACATAGCCATATCTTGTCATGAAACCTACTACTGGTTCGAAAGTTGCTGGATCTAATACAACACCTGAGCTCATTAGTGGAACGTATGGGCAATAGAACGCCGCCGCATCAGCTTCACTTGAACCTTTATAACCTACTAGTACTGCTTGTGTATCAGCCGCATATGAATCAACATATACTTTCATAGCTGAGTTCAAAGTACCTACAAACTTAGTGTTTGTTGGAGCTTCAAATGTACCTTCAGTTGTTCTTGCGAACGCTGAAGTTGTAGCAGATTGTAGTACTGTTAATGCCGCTGGAGATACAACAGCCCAGTTACCTGCGCCTCTACGTGTTCTTTGAGCGATTAAGTTTGCCGCACGGTTAATAGTAACCGCTAATGCCGCGTGCTCATCACCAACGAATGTAGCTGTACCAGATACAGTAGCTTGGTTGTATGCGTAAGTTGAACCAGATAAACTTCTTAATGAAGCTAGAACTTCTTGGTCAATTTCAACAGTAATCTCTTGAGCAAGTGCCGCCATAATTTCAGCTTCAACATCTAGACCGTGCATTGCTTGAGCGTCTTGAGCCGCTTCAAAAGTCCAACGTGCTGATAATTTACGTGTTTTTGCTTCAACAGTTTGTTTTAAGATTTGAACGTTAATTCTACGACCAGGCTGACCTTCAAGTGCCGCTGTGTTAGCCGCAAGTCCAGCAGTGCCGTCGCCAGAGTAAGCAACGCCTACTTTGAACGGTGATAACGCTTCATCACCAGCTGTTACGTCATTTGCTGTTCCTGTTGCATCGTTCGAATCAGCATAACGTACTCTTAGTGTATGAATTTGAGCAACTGGGCCACTCATAGGTTGTACACCTACGATCTCGTTAGCGATAACAGTTGGCATTACTCGTCTAATTACAGGAAGAATAACTCTGTTCAGTGTAGCTACGTTACTAGAACTTGTAGCACCGGCAGTTGCATTCTCTTGCAAGTGTTTCTTTGTGTTTTCTAATATTACGGACATAGTCGATCTACGTGCGCCTTGTAAGCCTTCTAACAGAGCGTCCTTAGTTTCGTTCCAACGTCCTTCTAATAGTTGGGTTGTCATTTCTTTATTTCCTTTTAAAAAAATTAATGCTTATAGCCCTGCTAAACGTCGAATTTCTACAACGTTGTTGAGAATTTCTTCGCTGGCTTTAGCAGATTTATCACCAGTTAATACTGAACGACTTTCAGCTAACACAGGCCTTTCAGCTTTCTGTTTGCTTGAGTTGTTAAGAACTGCTGGCAAATACTTTTCGTACGCATTCTGAAGTCTATCAGTTTGCACACTTTCGAGTAAGCTAGACATTACGTCAGCTTTCTCATTGTTTAGAGGTTTCAATAATTCATTAAGCTTACTCTTACGAGCTACACTTTCATTAATCATCTTAACTTCTTTTGTCTTACTTTCAACTAGAGCTTCTTTTTCTGCAATTGCTTGTTTACTTTCAGCAATGATTGAATCTTTTTCATCCAATGATGCTTTAAGTTTAGCAAGTTCAGTGTTCTCATTTAAGTGAGTAACAGCAAACTCGTTAGCAAACGCTTCAAAGATACGACGTCCAAACATATTCTCGCGAGCTGAGTGGATGTCTTCTTTTAGTTGAGCTAATTCTGAGCCTAGATTATTTGTTACTGATTCCTTAACAAGTTTAGCTGAGCGTTTAACAAAAGCTTCTTGTAGTTGTGCTAATTTTGCTTTAGCTTCAGCTACTAGTTTTACTTTAGTTTCTACTACTGCTTTCTTGTCTTGGTCAAACTCTTTAATCTCTTCAGCTAATGCGTGGATCACAAATTTCTCTAACTTACTAGTTGCTTCAGTTTGAGTTTTACGATCTTTGCGTAGCTCTTTGATTTCTTCAGTTAGTTTATTAACCATAAAGTCATTAAACTTACCTGCATTTTCAACCATTTGTGTTTTAAACTTAACACGGTCTTCTGCTAGAGCCTGTTTCTCATCGGCGAACTCTTTAAGTTCAGCGGTAAGATTTTCAGTTACCATTTTGTCTAGAGCTTCAACCATTACATTTTTGTCGTGTTCGTAGCGTCCAGAGAACTCTTCACGCAATTCTGCACGAATTGTTTCTCTGGCTTCATTAATTTGTGATTCCCAAGCTTCGTTTATAGTAGCTTGAGTTTCTTCGTTAATGATGCCACTATCCAACAATGGTTTGATAGCGTCTAACATTATGATCTCCTATTTAATTTTCAAATCTTTGATAAGTCTAGTTACCGACTGTTTCAAATATTTTTGTACTCTTTGATCTGCACTGGCCTCACGTGCCATTTCGAACACCTGTTGCCCACCTTTCATATTCATCAGTCCTTCATAAATCGCTGTTGGATATGCGTTAGGGGCACTAGGTTGTGCAACTACATCGACAGTGACTATTTCGAAGTCACTAACCTTGCCGTCTCCCTCGTTCACGTTTCCGCTACCACGAGATGAAACTCCAAGTTTTACTCCTGATCCCAACATAGTCTCTACTAACTGACCCATTGGGGTAGGAAGAATCTTTAATTTACCAAAGCCATTAGGTCCGTCCATCCACATATCTGTGATCATATGTGATACACGGTCTAAATTAATTTTCAAATCATCAGGGTGATCTACTTCGC